CTATTAAGCATAAAATAGGGCATAATGTGGCTACTGCTGTTCGATTAGCCGGATATGTAAATGATAATGGTGATAGTATAATGAAAAATGCACCAACTTTAAAAGATGCCCGTAGAATTAGGCAATATAGGAATGAATATGACAATGGGCAGCACAGGGCAAAAAATAAGCAGCTATCATTGCCTCTTACAACAACCGGGACATTGAAAAAACAGCGTATTTATCAATGTAAAAAAACCCGTGAAATATCTATTTTGTGGGGATTAATCAAAATCAAACACTAAACACTATGGAACTAATAGAAAAACTCACATTCGCAGTCGAGGAAGGCAATTTGTCAGCACTTGACGCGTACCTGCAATTACAAAAAATTGAAAAAATGGCAGGTGAAGCACGCAAACAAATTTTAGAGCAGGCAGTAACCGAGGCCAACCGCGAGGGCAAGACATTCATCCGCAATGGCTTTGAAGTACAATGCCGGGCAGCAGCAGGGCGTTGGAAGTTTGACCACATCCCGGACTGGGAAGCGAAAAAATTTGAACTTGCACAAATTGAAGAGCGGGCAAAATGGGCGTACAAGTCAGCCGAAAAAGGCATCACACCAATTGACGATGACGGGGTAATCGTGGAGCCTGCACAATACACCCCCGGTGCAGACACTATCGCAGTAAAGGAGGTAGCAAAATGAAAAGCGCAGTTAAATGGCTAATTCAAAAGATTGGCGAAGACCAATTTCAGCAGGCTAAAAGCGTTATGGAATGGTCACAAATTTTTGACCAAGCAATGGAGCAGGAAAAGGAGCAGTTAAAAGATGCTTACGACTGGGGGCGTGTTGATGAAAAGAACAGGCAGGAAGAAATCCTTGCACCGCAATACAGCAACGCTGACGAATTTTATGCAGGTGAATATGGAGGTGGCAGATGAAACAAACAGCAGTTGAGTGGTTGGTTGATAAATTAATTAAAGCGGAATTTATCAACAATCCAGATGAATTAATTGACCAAGCGAAAGAAATGGAAAAGCAGCAGATAATGGATGCGTTTGAACAACAGATTATTCAATGGGTGCCAGAACTTTTAGAAGATGGTACATTAAAAGTTAGCAATGTAATTAAATGTTCAGAACAATACTACAACGAAGAATATGGAGGTGGCAAATGAAAGTCTTTGCAGTAATGTTCGCAGCCGCTTTCACCTACATCTTTGCGTGGTTTTTAATTACCCGCAGAAGGGTGGAGTTGCCCGAAGCCGAGCCGTTTAAGTTTGAACGCGATAAACCAATCGAAAATGCAAACGAAACATTTGAAGCGTGGGCGAAGTTGAGAAGGCAAATTGACATTGAGAAAAGAGAGGGGGCGATATGAATAACGTTTTGCAGATACACGCTGTGAGCGTTGGAATGAGGGAGGGAAAATAGCGTGTATGTGCTGTTATCGGCTGCCCTTTCAAAGAATTATTAACTTAAAAACAAACATAAAATGAACAGAGAAATTAAATTTAGAGCGTGGTCAAAAGAAGCAGAAAAAATGAGTGATTGGGACTTTATCCATTCAGTTAGAAACCTTCATAAACTTATGACCTTAAATCATATTGAGTTGATGCAGTTTACTGGATTGACTGATAAGAATGGAAAGGAAATTTATGAAGGTGATATTGTAACTCACTTGCATAGTGCTGATACTTGTGTGGTTGTATTCCAAAAAGAAACTGCAATGTTTTTAGCACAGGAAATAGGTGATGAAAAACTTGGATTTGGAATTGAAGATGTCACAGAAGTAATTGGTAATATTTATGATAACGCTGATTTGCTTTCGGAGTTGTCGTAGGGTTGCCGATAACAGTCGTGCAGGCGCAGCCATAAGCATTTAATCTGCCATTGGTTGCGCTTGCACTTTGTTATGGGGGTTTTGTTCCCCCTTTTTTTTTAGTACATTTATCTATAATGCTGAAAAAAGATATTGTCGAAGGTTACCTTAAAAAGTACAGCGACGAAAATAACCAGCTGACCATGCCAAAGCAAACGCTGGCAAGGCTCATTTACAACGAAAACCACGGCTTATTCCCAAATGTGCAGGCTGTTCGCACTTGTATCAGGGCATTAACCGGGGCAAAAGTAAATTCAACATCAAAGCCTATCCCGGAATTTGTGCAGAAATCCACGATTGAAGAAGGAATGCGGAAACTGAAACTCTACACCAAACTACCGGAATACAAAGACACGATTTTGAAGCCGGGCGTGTGGGGTGTGATTTCCGATGTCCATTTTCCTGAACACGATGCAAAGGCGTTGGAAGCGTCTTTGGAATACTTTAAAGCGCAAAATGTTGACGGCATCATCCTGAACGGTGACATCATTGATATGTACGAAGTCAGCAGATTTATTCGTGAGGTCGGGCGGCCTTCAATCCGTGAAGAACTTGAAATGACACGCGGCTTTTTTACCCTTTTGCGTGAGCAGTTTGGTGACATTCCGATTATTTACAAATTTGGAAACCACGAAGAAAGGATGCGGACATTCCTGCTTACAAACGCCCGTGCGATTGCTGACCTTGAAGGCATCGCACTTGAAGACCAGTTGCAACTCAAAAAATTTGGCATGAAAGTGGTTTTCCGTGAAAGAATAAGGGCGGGTAAACTTGACATCTTACACGGACACGAATTACAAAAGGGTATTTCAGCACCCGTAAATCCTGCACGCGGGGCGTTTTTAAGGGCTAAATCTTCGCTATTGATAGGACACCACCACCAAACCAGCACACACCACGAAAACAACCTTAAACGCGACCAGATTGTTTGTTTTTCAATCGGCTGTCATTGTACCCTTACCCCTGAATATAACCCCTACGGCTACACCCGGCAAAACCACGGGGGCGCGATTGTAGAAGTGTTGAAGTCCGGTAACTTTATAGTTGAAAATTACCGCATCATTGAAGGCAAAATATACTGATGTTGTTTAGGCCGTTGATATTGGAAGTGTTGTGCGAAGATGAGCAGGGCGAATTTCTTGAAGATATGGGCATCCAGCCTGATTTACGAGAAGCCCCGACAATGATAATGGAAATTTGGAGTGTTAACTATGTCATGGAAGATGTCCGCAGCACCCGTGAATTGCCTATTACCTGCATAGCCACCGGCGACCAAATTTTTATGACGCTAATGCCTATTGAAAAGTTAAGGCAAAAGATAATGCAATGCGCAAAAACCCCGTTCGTCTAATTGGTAGGACCCGCACGAATTCCGGTCAGTAGGCTACGGCCCGGCGCGAAAATCCTGTGGTGCGGAAATGAAGGTTCGAGTCCTTTACGGGGGGCTAAATTTCAAACAAGGTCAGGTCAATGCGCTGCCCGTTGTAAAAGTGTTTGCAGACTTCAAACCACCCGGCATCCTGCACAACCAAACAGCCGGCAGACCATCCGTTGATAAATGCAGCCACACCGCCCCGGTGAAAGTTGATGCCAAAAAGCCCGAATTGTTTGTTCACCCGGTCAAGGCGCAAATCTTTGTTGCCGTCGCGGTAAATTGTAATCGGTAGCACCTGCATAAAGTAAGGTGCATTAAGCCAAAGGAATTTCCAATTACTGGCAGTTACAAATTGATGTGAGCCGATAATTTGCTGTTCCAACGCGATGGCTGTTCCAGTGATACCCCCGTAGGTAATCGGATTAAACAGCGAATAATGCCCGGCAGTAGTGGAGCAAGGCAACGCCATAACCGGGTAACCATTTTTGTAAACAGCCACAAAATCATCAAATGTATTTGTCAGGTTCGCATCCGTTCGCAGCCAAACAAGCCCGTCTTTTGGCATTACCCATTTGCGCTTTTGAATGTTTGCCTGAACAAATAAATGCAGTGCGGCAAGTGTACGGCTACCGACAAGCCCGTCAACATCTAATTTCGCCCCATTTGCGTTTAAAATCTCTTGTAGTTTTTTCATTTTTTCAGCAATATACCAACGCCAAACCCTGCAAGGGCAGCAGCTTTGACGGCTTTTTTCGTGTCCTTTAAGCGTTTTTGCACATTTAAAAGTGCAGAATGTTGCTTTTTTACCTCAAAAAGTAGGTCATTGTTGGAAATAGTCAACAAATTTATTGTGCTGTCGTTCAATCCAATCACCTGACGCTGCCTGTTTATGATTTCGCTGTCGGTTTCAACTATGCGCCAAAGGCTGTCAACTTCGGTTAAAAGCATTGTTATTTTGGTAGTGTCTTCAACTTGCGCCCAGAATGTATCATTTAAACGGATTTCCCGCATTATTTTCACCACTTGCACCCGTTTGTCGCGCTTTTGAATTAAAGTGTCGCAAATCGCCTGTAATGAGTCCGTGTTCTTTTTGAGCTGTGCGGCTAACTCGTTAAGGCTGTCCGCTTTTTTTATTGCTGACATAGAATTTATATCTATTTCAATTCGGTTGCAAGTGTTTACCAATGCCCCGGTCAGGATGCAAAGGCCAATGACAATAACGGATAATCTCATTCTGCAAAGAAGTTTGTCACAAATTTACCGACTGCCCCCGAAATTCCAATAATCAGCATAGTTTTAGGATTATCGATGTTCAACCCTGCCAAAAAAAGCGAAGCCGCTGCAATGCTATCCCCTAACACCCGGAAGCGTTTTGGTGTCGGCTCAAAATAGGACTTCAATTTTATCCTTGCCCCACGCTTGGTTTCTTTCTGCGATGTTTGTTCTGCGACTTCGTGTGCCGCCCCAACTTCTTTTTTGGTTTCGGTTGCCATTTTTGTACTTCTTTATTTTTTGCCATTTTTGAAAAACTTGTAAATGCCGATGCAGGATAAAATCAATGCAGCGGTGAATGAAAGGAACTGAACAATCGGCAATAATTTTGCCGTTACCCCTGCCAGCCATAAAAGCCAACTTCCCGCGATTGTTTCTGTTTCGTTTCTCATTGGATTGGTGGCGTTGGTTTAGGTTCGTATGGTATCCGTTCCATAGCCGCCCAAATATCCGGGTAATCTCGCTTTAAATACTGAAATTCAGCCATGCAATATTCCTCATCACTTACTATCCAGTTCCCTTCCGCATCTTGTATTGGATTTAACCTGCTGCCCTCAGTGCCTTGCAGTTGCCTTACATCTTCTATATTAACCCCGTTCGGGAACTTCCAAACTAAAATCATACCTGCCTTCCTAATGTTGTTTGAAATGCTTGAACTGCCGTGTAAAGATTTGATACTTCTGTATCATTTAACCCTTCCCCTATTGATGCAAATGCACATTCTTTTTGTGAAAAGTTAGTTGCCACAGTTGTATTACCTTGTGCGCCTAAAAATACACTATAAGATTGAGCAGTTTGAGTTTGAGTTCCAGTATTAGTTGTAACTACTGAACCGTTTTTATATGTTTTTGATGATGTAGAAGATGTGGCAGTAATTAAACCAAAACATCTACTATCACTATTAGTACCGTTCATAGTCTTGGAGCCAAATGACCCCCCAAATGTATTAGCTGTATCTATTCTTAAAAATAAATTGGCATAACTTCCAGCAGTGCCAGCACCTCTACCGATTTCAACAGCAGACCCATTCGGAGTTGGGTTAGTCCTTGAATAAAAAGACAAGTGCATATTGTCAAATCCCCCTGCTGCGGTTAATGTTAAATAAGTATCTGCATAGCCAGTTGTACCATTAAATGCAATTCCCGTATCTGAATGCGTAATTCCCCCGTAAAATGTTAACCTATACGCTGCATCTAAATCACGCGCATCCTTTAAGTTAAATTTATGCGCACTTGTACTTCCGCCAACTAATGGATAAATGGCTTTTAATTTATCCCAAATTCCATAACTTTTTAAGTCAGTACATAAATCATTGACCGCTTTAATTATTGTGCTATTGCTTATCCCTGTAATTGTAATAAATGCACTCGCGTCTGAATCCAATGCGATTAAGCCTTCGGGGTAATCTCTTATTAAACCCAGCCTTGTGCGAAGACCGAACCTATTATTAGCCATTATGAAATTCGGTTTACATAGCCAACAAGGTTTATATTGTTGGCACTGCCACCAAAAGCCCTTATTGTGCGCCCACTTGAACCATCGCCAGTTAATACACATCCTGCTAAAATTAGGCTTAATCCTGATTTAGAAGGTATTGCGACAATAATTTGGTCATCAGGCGAAGTTGTGCCTCCTAATTCAATAGTAAGGTTTACCGATGCCGCACTTGTATTTGTGGCATATAACCATACCTCATCAATAACTCCGCTGCTTGCCTGAGTAGTGTGAATAGTTGTGCCGGGTGTTCCCGATGCAGCCACTTTAATAGGGCGACCGCCCGTGCTGCCTGATAGTAATATTTTTGTGAATGTTGCCATTTTAACTGAATACTTGAATTTCTAAGATGTCTGCGCCTGCGCTTATGGTCAAATCACCACCGCCAAGGAGGCTGTTGCCGTTAATTGTCTTAATATTTGTGCCTGATACCAGCGTTTCCTGTTTCGCATCCACAGCCGTTTTAACAGCCTTTTGCGAGGGGTAAAAGGTGTCGCTGTTATCGGCTAACGATGTCTTCTTATTTGCGCTGTTTTCGGGCGTATAACCCAAAGCCGTGATGACATTGGTTATATAGCCCTGAGAGGTTACAAATGCCTGAGTTGCATAGCCGGTTAATGCCGTTGTGATTTGACTTGCCACCGCTGCGGTTGTGGTGAATGTCGCCACCGCCCAATCATAAACCGCTTTAACGCTTGGGTACTTTGTGTTTGAAGCTAAATCCGTTGTAACGCTTGTGGACTTATTCGCCACATTTTCAGGGGTAAACCCGAGTGCTGTCGTTACATCGCCACTGCTTATGGTCAAGGTGTAGAACTCCAATCCACTTGCATCGGCTTTAACCCTTACAAGTTTGCCGCCCTGCCCGGTATATGACTGCGGCACATCGGTTAAATCGGTGAACAATGTCGCACCGCCACCCGAACCGCCGTAATAAAGCAATCCCGTCCACGCTGTTGTGCCGTCACCTGCTTTGAATTTACGGGTATCGGTTTCAAGTCCGATTTCGCCTTCCGATAAAACCGGGTTTTGTGCTGTCCATTGTGCAGCCGTTCCGCGCCTTAATTTAATTGTTATATAACTCATGCGATGCCGCCGTTAATAGTGTTTGAAAATGCTGAATTGTAGTAACCCCCGTCAATTACCAAAAGCCCCGACAAATCCAATCCCGGAAAATTATAATCGTTTGAAGGTACATCACAAAAGTCACGGGTATTTGAAGCGGTGAATGTCAGCACACTTGCCACCCCTGCAACGATGTCGGTTTTATCGTCATAAAAAGGTGTCGCACTGTCTTCTAACTTCCAAATGCCTGCGCTATCGTTGCGGTAAATGTACCTTAAAGTGCTGTAAATGTCCAAAAGAACTTGGTGCATATCCGAAATTCGTTCCACAGCGTCGCTAAAATCTTCCCGATGCCTGTCCATTACGGCAATCGCAAACCTAAAAACAACCCTATCCATGTCAATTTGTGAGCCGTCGGGGAATATCCGCATCAACGGATAAAGGGTGTCACCAGTTGTGGCAACATTGTAGTCAAGGTTAGTGACTACTGCCTTTATCTGTTTGTGATTTTCCCCGGCTGTTGTAAGGGCGTTTAATAGTTGGTTGATTGTCACCATATTTTTCGAAGTATATCAGGGCTTTTTTCTCGTTTTTTTCGCGTACTTTACTCATTTGGGAAAGTCATAGTTTAAAAAGCAATCTTCTGCGCCCGAACCTAAAAAGAAACCGCCCAGCATATCCTGCTGATGTGGGTTAATTACATCTATGCCGTTGCCTGGATTAAGGTATAGCGGGAACAACTGGTCATTTTCCATTAAATAATCGCGCAACCTTTGGGCGTAGTATTCTGCCTTATGTTGATATTCGCGTTCAATCCGGGTGAGCTGGTCAAGGTCAACTGAATTGGAATTGTCGCTGCTCCGTGTCATGACGCTTTTATTCATCATTTTAAAGGTCATAGGCAGCATACTTTCAGTTACGATGTAATGATATAGGCAGGGCGCGATATAGTTGTTTACAAGCGTTAAATAGTTACCCGCCAGTCCTGCGCCGTTAATGTCGTCGCAAATCTTATCATACAAGCCCGAACCGATGATATCCCGAATGTAAATGTCCTGCGCTGTCCGCATAGCCGTTTGCAGAATTTTGCTATCGACATTTTCATCGATGGGCGTGTTCTTCTTGACATCCTGCTCACTTACAAAAAAAGCGAAATTAGCCATTGTTTTGCCTCCTTACATATACTTGTTTCCAATAATGCCTACAACTTGGGATATGAATTGCGGGTGAACTATCCGGTACGGTGTACCAACCGCCCCTGCGCTTCCATACATCGTAGCCCAAAATCTGTGTCAGCTGGTCAATTTCTGCCCTTGTGTACAATCGGTTCATCTTCATCATCTCTTTGCAAAACTCACGGCTTTCGCCACCTGATACCAGTGGGGGCGCATCAAGTCGAAGGTCATATTTATACCTCAACTCTATTTTAGGCACTCCCCCGCTGTCGCCAATGTCACCGCGACCGATGTCGGTAATTTTTATCGCCCGATTAGTCCATTCAATTTTGCCAGCATCCTGCAAGATGCGAAGTATTTTAACCACTTCTTTTTCGCTTATTTCTGTGCCTTTGCTCAATTCCTGAATGTTTGCTTTTGGGTTGTCTTCAATGATTGCCAGCACTTTAAGTTCGTCGTTTGTTAATTCTTCAAAGGTCAACTCTGCAAATGTTTCAGCACTTTCGCCAAACTTTGCAAAAACTTCCAAATCGGTAACTAACCACTTGGTTACATCTTCTTGTTCGCTGAATTGTGCGGGCGCGGGTGTTGGTTCTTCGATTATGTCAAACCCCAATGCTTCGCGCACTTCGTTTTTAGTCACAATGCCTGCCTGAAACAAACCCACATAATCCATGCCGATAAATTCGCTGTCTTGTGTGCTTATTTTAACGCCCGGATAAACGAAGTTAGCCACATACTCAATGCACTTGTCCAACTTTGCCTGCCTGCTGTTTACATACGATTTATGGAATACCTCATATGCTTCAATCAGTTCGTTTCTTGCGCCAAGTTGCCCGTCTGCTTTTTGCCCCATTAAGATTGGTGGGAAATTGTGAGCCGTAAAAATTTCAGCGTTTACGGCTTCGTTGAGTTGCAGGAATTGCTTATCTAAATCCGAGGGCTGTATTTGGCTAATTTCAGCGGGTTTCTCGTTGTTATCATTGAACTGAATAATCAACCCCCCAGCGTTGTCGGTCCCGGTTGTTCTATGTTTAAACTTGCGTTCAAATCTCCGTGCCTCTTCCGCTGTCGGTTCGCCTTTAAACAACTGAAGCAGCGTGCCATTTGAAAAGCCGTTGCGAATGTTGTTGTTGTGAAAGTTTGCAATCTCAACATCAATCTCGATGTATTGCAACCCGTGGATATAGGGTGGCAACGGGTAAACGCCAAGCCCTGCATCGTATTCGCGGTGATAGTAAAGTTGAACGCTGAATGGTTGCGCTTCGTCCGGGTTGAACGAGGGGTATTTTTTTATCTCATCAACCTTTGCTTTCTGCCAATCCAACGCATAAAAATATTCGCTGTGGTCATTGGTACGCACCCGGCTAAAATCTACATGAAAAAACTTTGCAATCTGCCCTAATTTGTTGTAATGAACCTCAAAGCAGAACCCATTAAACAATTCATAATCCAGCGCAATCTTGGCTTTAAATTCATGCAGCCCCTCGTATGGGTTAACGAAGTCCAGCATCTTTAAAGCCGCGTCATTACCCTCAATTACACATTCACTTCCGGCAACAAATCGCGCCTTTTGTTTAAGGATAGCCCCGTGTTTTGGACTACGCTTGTAAAATTCCAAAAGCGTTTCAGGGAAGTCGTTTTTTTCGCCGTATGAAATAAAGCCCTTTTGCTTTTGTTCTTTGAACTTTGGCAGTTTGCTTTCGGCAAAATTTATTTTTAATATCTCAAAACTCATCCGATGTGATGCTGTTTAATTGTGGTGTTGATTTCGTTATCATTAAAGTTGCTGTGACTGGTTTCGCAGTATGCCACGCCCCGGTCAATTTCCTCATTTGCCAGTTCAGGGTCAATGTTAACCGCACTGGTTTGAGCAAATAGTCGCCAATAATGTGTGCCTATTGCTAGCGTCTTTTGCGCTGTGCTGCCCTCTGTAAAAGTGAACTGCTGATACCTTGCCGGGTGTGTGCTGCTATCGGCTACAATAAACGCCTTTTGCTCCTGCGTGGTTTGGCTGTCAAACACCAACAGATAAACGGGTGATGCGATTGTAACCTTTTCGCGCCCGGTTATGATTAAAGTATTTGCAGCAGCTTTCGTGATGTATAGCACACTTATAAATGTACCAAAAATAAAGCGGAATAAATTACCCCTACTCTGTTACAAATTTGCGGCAAAACTACCCTAACCATATAACAAAAAAGGCCACCCGTAGGTGACCTCTCTTGCTGAAAGATTGGAAGGTTAAGAAATACCCAACGAAGTTACAACAGCGCTTTGAACTTTCAAAGGCAAATCGGTTTCTTTGTGCAAAAAGTTAAGCACATGACCTTTGAAGTCGCCAAACGCCTGACCGAAATTGCTCTCGGACTGCTGCAACTGAACACCATAATCACCGCCCAACAACCAGTAATTATCTTCGGCATCTTTTACAATGAGAAGCATACGATTTTGAGCCAGCAACTTAATTTCGTTACGCTGTGCGGTGGTTACTTTGTGCAAACGGGCGTTTACTTCGGCCTCGTAAAACACAGTTCCATTTTCAGTTGAGGGAATAGTTCTCCAAGTCATTGCGGTGGTTTCTTTTTCCAATTCGTATTTGAAATAAGATTTGCCGCCTGACAAGGTGTGGGCTGATACTTCACCGCTTGATTTGGTGAGAGTAGATTTAGCGTCAAATTCAACAAGGTAAATTGACTTTATACCCGCTGATTGCGTTTTGCAATCAAGGGTAAATCCGGTGGTTAATACGCAAGGCATCTGTTTTTTAAATTAAAAGGGGGATGGGTGACCCCACCCCCCGGGTTTGACTTTTTTATTTAACGATTATGGGAGTTTGAAATAAACAACTTCCTCTGGGTAGGCGATTTGCGTTCCGTACTTCATTGTCGCGCGGAAGCGTACCTCGTCATTGTCCTGAGAATACCACATTTTCCAATCTTCTTCTTCGTTCATCATGTCAGTTCCGATGAAGAAGTTAGACCAGCGACCAGCAACGATTTTGTTTGTGCCATTCAAGCCGTTCAATCCGTAAATTTTAATTCCGGTCAATGGGTCAACAATTTCCAAAGGAGCTGTTTCGTTTGCAGCGTAGTGGAATAAGTTAGCAGTCAACAACCATGATTTGTAAGTGCGGAATGTGTCGGTACCCATTGCGATGAACAAATCGTCTTTGTCAAGGATAGCAGCAGGAAGCAGGCTGTAAATCTTTGCGATTGC